ATGTCTGAAACCAGGTCTTGGTTATTTGCATCACCATTGAAATTCATATAGCTAAATTATACCACACACAAAAAACCCCATATGGGGTCTTAATGTGTTCAGTGGGCAATTGGTTACCAGCCTGAAACGTCTTGTGGTACTCGGTATGATGCAAGCGCTCCGTCTTCGAACATCTTTGCGCCAACTCCGATGATACCCTTTGGTAGTTGTGCGAATCCTTTTTCTTTTGAACCGACTTCCAGTTCCATGAATTGCATCACTAGGTCGATTGAACCTCGCATCGCAAGTAGAGAATCTTGACGTTGTGCAGAAACCACGTTTCCAGCAGCTGTCATGTTTTCCTCAACCTTGATGTCTCCAAATCCTGCTAGTCCAACATTTGTTGATGCTGAAGTTGCAGTAATCTTTCGCTTGTTTCGAATCATGAATGCTCCTACAGCGTCAAAGTCAACGTAAGTTGTACCTGCACCAGCAGCACCATTGATAAGTGCAACAAGGTTTGCCTGAGTTGCAGCAGCGTTCGCACCAATCAGTACAGAACCAGCAGTAGCACCAGAAAGTGAAGCCACAAACTCAATCTTTCGGCCTAGAATTGTCCAGTCATCACCAGCTGTTGGCTGTGTAGCCATTGCTAGATTTGCTGACCAAGGTAGGTTGTTGTTTTGAACAATTGTCCATCCCTTCCACGGTCCGATGATTCCAGTCTTACTCACCATGTCACCAAGTGGTGTTTCTCGTTGGTCACGTGCCTTTCGCAATAGTGCAACAGTTCGTGGTCCAAATACAGCTACTCGTTGGTTACTGTCTGAAGGAATATCAAACGCACCTAGAGTACCAGCAGCATCTTCAAACACATCGTGAATGTTTGTAGTGGTCAAAGCAACGTATGTACCACCATTGAACTTGTGTTCAGCATTCGCGAACTGTGAAGTAAAGATTTGTTCTGTTCGGTTGATAAGACCTTCTCGAATTCCTTTTGTACTGTGACCAAGTAGGTCATACATACTCTGGTTTCGTTCAGTAATATCAATCACTTCAGCAGCAGTTGGGAAAGTATCAACTTCCAGTGTCTGCTTTTCAGCGGTCTTTTTGTCAAACGTGATGTCAGTGTGAGCTACGTAGTCACGAATTGACGGATTTGACAGAATTGGCCGGTGAGCCTTTCGCCCATCAGTACTAATTACTGAAGTAAGCTCTTGGTTTGCGAGGTAAAGTGCAGACGTTTCTGTGTAGAAATCTGACTGTAGGTTACCCCAAAATTCTGCTTTTGCATCTTCCATAAGCAATTTAAAGTTAAATTACGACTGGCTAGACAGCGCTATTAGTCTCGTGCTTTTGAGCGTAACAATCGTGCTTCATCCCATTCTGCCCTTCCTTCCTCAGTTGAGAAATTAAAGTCATCTGGGTTAAGCGGTTGAGTTACGTCTACTGAAACACTAGACTTAGCACCGGCTTTGCCATTCTTTGCAGCATTGTTTACTTTTTGCTGGCGAGTTTCTTCTCCAATTTGGAACTGGATATAAGAATCTTGTTCAGCCTTACGGATTGAGATTCCTTTACGTTCAGCGATATCTTTGATTTCAGCCTTCAGCGCATCTGAATGGCTCATATCATCGAGGTCACGTTGCATGAATTCTTCTCGTGCCGCATTTCGTGCAGCTTCAGCTGGGTCAACTGCTTCACCATCAGTTGACTTCTTAGCAGGTGTTTTGACTTCTGGTTTCTTACCTGAAATCTGGTCACGCAAGCTAATCTTTTGGCCAATAGCCTTGGATAGTCTGCTTCGACTTTCGACATCACGTGCAACCATCTTGTCAATCATGTCTTTGTTAGACTCATTTTCCTCAATGCCTAAATCGGTAATAAGTTTTGCTCTGACATCATCTGCACTCACTTCAGACTGCGCTTCTGTTTCTGCTGCGAGTTCTTCAGCAGTTGGTGTGTGTTCTTCAGTATTCATAGAATATATATTTTTGCTCATTGAGCGATTTTCCTTTTAAAAAGAGTTCAGTGTTTATAGCACTGGCGCTGGGTACAAACCTATACTCAGCGCCAGTGCCACAATGCACTAAGCTTCTAGCTTCAGTCCCTTCTTCTCTCCATACTTCTTTACAAAGTCTGCTGCCAGTGCTTTGTAATCTTTACCATGAGTAGATAGTGAGAAAGTTCGTGAAACATTGCCATTAACATTTACGACATTCACCACGTTCTTATCAGTAGCTTTAATAGCCGGGTCAGTAAATTCTTTTGCCACACAAACCATACCAGGATTCTTCTTTTCAGTTCGTTCTGCATATGCTTTGGCTAGTTTTACAAAGTCCTTTCCATGAGTCACCGCATTGAAAACTTTCACCAAGGCATTATTTTGATAGACAGCATACCGGGTCACTTCAGGCCGACCAGAAACCAAGTCAACTTCTGAAGCTTCAATTGGTTCTGGTGTTACCAATTCTTTTTCTACAACCTTGTTATTTGTTTTTTTCATACACAAAAATTATACCACATTAATATTACGCAACACCGTACTTACTCGCTGCTTCTGCTTTCTTGTCACCAGGCTCATCTTCTTCTTTAGCAAACGGTTCAAGTATTTTTAGCAAAACAGCACGAGCATGTTTTCTACCTTCAGCTGTGACCAAAGCACCTTCTTTAGAAAAGTCTATCGACTCCAAAGAGTCCAGGCCATCAATACATTCAAGAATATACTCTTGTAGTGAACGCCAGTCTGAATTAGCCTTTAGGTTTTCGGTAACTTTTTGGGTGAGCATATTTGATGTAATACTTCGTTGATAAGTTTTATCTTTAGGTCCTGGCTTTTTAAATCTTCAACCAACACATTTCCACGTAAAGCTTTGATTTTTGTCTGAGCAATCGGGTCAAGATTTATTTTAGCTTCGATATTAACTGCTTCAACTAGCTTTGATAAAGTTGCTTGATTTTCACCAAACATTTTTATCAAAGCTTCAGCATCATTTTTTTCCTGATTCTCGTGCTTTTTAAAGTCCGTATCTTTTTGAAGTTCTTTTGACATTTTTTTTATGCTTATCTTCTAGAAATTTTTTTTCATGCTGAATCGGGTCAGTCATCTTCAGGTGCATAGCAGCTATCTCTTTATTTAATTGCTGCTGTGTACTGTTATATTGGTCAGCCATAATTATTCAGCAGAAACTGGTTCTTCCACATTTTGTGGCACTGACATATCTGATTTAGGTTTGCCTAGTGGTGAATCTGAACTTTGTTTTGGCGCACCAGCCTGTAGTGCTTCAGTTGAAACAGCTGGTGGTACTGCAATTCCCTTGGCTGCATAAATCATATCCAGTAAGTAAGCTGCTCGAATTGGGTCTTGCTCGAATTGAATCAGTTCTGAGATAGTCTGTACTTCTTCAGTTAGATAGTTTTCACCAGTGATGGTTGTTCTCAATCTTGGTAAGACCGATTTCCAAATATCTTTAATATTTGCAATCAATGCTTCAGTCTGCTGGAACTCAACAAATTTAGTCTCTTTAATAAACTGAGCCATTGCATTGTCATGTGGTCCAATCTTGACTAGGTTGCTGATATACCAAGTATCAACTGCCATGCGCCGGAAACGGTCAATAAACATCGGGTCACCAGTCACACGAATAATATCTTTAGTTTTCATGCTACTTACAAGTTCCGGCAAGATAAATTTATCGAACACTTGACGATATGCCAGGGTCAACTTTTGACGTAAGAATACATATAACTTGTTAGCGTTTACATCAATAGTTGCCACCGCCCGGAACGCTGTTTGCGCTGGCATGTTTTTACCTTGTACCACCTCATACGAGTTGGCAACATCATTCCATTGCTGAAGAATCTCGTTACGGTCACGAATCAGTTGGTCAAAACCTTGTAAGCGCACTTCAATCTGTCTAATATCTTTTGACTTAATGAGCGAGCCATTCTTCAGTTGAGTACGTAGGTTCTGCAATGTCTGTTGGTCTGAGTGACTAAACAGAATCTTTGATGCCCAATCAAGACCACGAGCAATCTGATTTGAAATATCGTTGTATCGAATTTGGTAGTCAAAGCCAAGCTCATACAAACCTTCACGCCACCACTTACCGTTATACTTACCCCGGTGAGCTTCAATAAAGTAGTCAGACATTTTACCATCCATCTTTTCAGCAAACAGAATGTGGCGATTAGCAGTCTTTCCTTTCTTTAAACCAGCACCAACAACCCGGCACAAGATGTATTTGTTTTCATCACCACCCTGTTTGCCTTGTGCTTCAAATAATTGACGCTCAGTAATTTCACCAGTACGCCGGTATAGCTCATACATCTTTTTGCTTCGAACCTCACCTACCCCTTTCTCAGTAGCAGAAAAGAATGTGTTTCCACAATCTTCAATAACAGCATCAACGTTATCATATGTACCATCCATCGCTCGCAAGTCTGACTGGCTCATGTAAAACCGTTCAATGATATCTGTATCATCAACAGTTCGTGCGGTCTGATTAATGATAAACGTATTTGGCATGTCACAAGGCTCATAGCCATCACCAGTTTTTCTGAAAAGAATATTTCCATCAGAAGAATAATCTTCAACTGACTGGTTCAATTCCTCAGCTGAACCGTTTTCCCACATATACTCATCAGTTGCTAAATTGACCACATAGACAGCTGCAAAATCCTGAATTGGTGCGGTAGAAAAAACCAGAAAGTGCTTAGTATCAAAATCTAAATTCTTTATTTCACCATTAACTGCTGGATAAATAATATCAAACCAGTGTTCGTAGTCACCATCTTCAGTAATTTTACCAGTTGGATAGTCACGGTTCTTAAACATTAAAATGCGCTTCTTCAGTTTGTATTCTGAGTATGCAATGCTCTCATTGATATGAGTAACACCGTAGATATACTCTTGAATTTCACTAGTGATGGTATCAAGTACGTTCATGCCAAAATTATACCATACGAATTTTAAAGTCCATGACGTTGTGAAGCATTATTGACAAAGTTGGTATGAGCCACGTGTTGTTCAGCCAAAATACGTTCTTCTTGCTCAGGGTTCACACCATCAATAACTGAAACCGCTGCATAGCGCACCGCATCCATTGGGTCACTAAAAGCGTGATTTGGTATACCTAGTGATTCACCGTCTTTGTTTTCCTTCCATGAGTAGTTCTCATAAGCGGTCCAGGTGTTATGGCTACGCCGGGTTACTTTAATCTTAATGCCACTGACTACACTGATTCCATAATCTACTGAGCCTTCACCTTTTTCTACCTGAGTAATATTTACCCCTTCATCACGCAACGCTTCAATCAAGCGATTCTCATTGGTATCACTAAAGAATGGCGCTTTCTCTTTCTGGTTCAACAGCACCTGAGCAATGTATTCAGTTTTCAACTCAGTGCCATGCAACACCTCATCAACAATGTAGTAGCCATCATAATAGTACAAGTTAATAGCAACTAAAGGGTCAGGAAACCAGCCAAGGTCCATACCACCGGCCAACAACTTTGCACCAAACGGTAATTCATCAATGATTTCCCAGCCAGAATAGATACGACCTCG